GCTCAGTGGAGGAAAAACCAGAAGAAGATGCTGGCTGAACTTGCTGCTTGTAATGCAGCGTTTGCTGTCATTAAACAATGTGTACAAAATGGCGGTGAAATTGTAAACGCTGGTAAGGCAATAGCAAAGTTTGTCAGTGGTAAAGAAGAACTACAACGCAAAGTAGCTGGTAAGGACAAATCAAAAGCAAGTTCATCTGATCTTGAAGCATTTATAGCTTTAGAAAAGATCAGACAGGAAGAAGAACAATTAAAACAGCTGATGATATACACAGGTCGCCCTGGGTTATGGTCTGATTACCAGAAGTACTGTGCACAAGCAAGAAGAGCAAGAAGGGAAGAGGAGAAACAACGTAAAGAAAAACGTAAAAAACTTCTCTTCCGTTCTGCTATAGTTGGAATAGCTGCAACTTGTCTACTTATCTTTAGCTTAATTGTCTTCATAGTAGCAATGGCAGTTAAATCAAATTGACAAATCTTTGTAATAATGTTACAATAGGAAACCAAAATGACAGTAGAATCTGCATCATACATCAGCCAGTTTAACACCAGTTACCCTGCAGCATCAGATGATATCTCAGAGGGTGACGATCACATCAGACTGGTAAAGTCTGTTTTGAAAACACAATTCCCCAACCTAGCTACAACAGCTGTAAATCAAACCAGCACTCAGCTAAATAAGCTAGGCTTTGAGGTTGGTACAGTCTGCATGTATGCCTCTAATACTATCCCAACAACACAAACTATTAGTGGCATAAATGACTGGCTTCTTTGTGATGGTACAGCATATTCTACCAGCACATATTCTGCATTGTATGCTATCATTGGTAACACCTTTGGCACATCGGGGTCAGACTTTAAGGTACCAGACTTTAGAACCTACTTCCCTGTTGGTGTAGGTGGTAGCTTTACACTAGGTACCAGTGGTACAGCTAGTGCAGCAACAGGAACTGACACTCTTAAATTTATTCCTATTAACTTTATCATCAAGACTTGACATGGCTATAAACTACAGAGGTGAACGATTTTCTGGTTACAATAAACCAAAAAGAACTCCTGGTAAATCTAAGAAGTTTGCAGTCTTAGCCAAGAAAGGTGACACAGTAAAACTTATTAGGTTTGGTGATCCTAATATGTCTATCAAAAAAGATCAACCTGGTCGTAGAAAAAGTTTCAGGGCTAGACACCGTTGTGACACCAGCCCTCCTGACAAGCTCAGTGCAAGATATTGGTCTTGTAAAAAATGGTAAGGAGATAAACATGCCATACAAAGAACCCTATAAACAAAAGCCAAAGAAATCTAAAAAGAAAAAACATGGTAACAGATACTAGGGAAAAAGCAAACCAAGCCAGTGCAATATTGAACAACGAAGTATTCAAGGAGATACTGGAAAACTTAGAAAAAGATTTAATAGCACAGTGGACCATTTCAGCAACGACACCAGATAGAGAATCTTGTTGGCTGAGACTTAACGCATTGAGGTCAATTGTAGAAGAACTTCAAGCAACAATACAAAACGACAAAATAGAAAACTTTGAAAGGTAGGTAACCAAAAATGAGTGAGGCACAGACCAATCCGCAAGCGGAAGTCGAACAGCCACAACTTAATATGTTCGATGTCATGTTTGGAAGTGAAGAAAAGAACACCAATCCAGAGCAAGCAATCGAAGAACCTTCAGAAGAGGTGGAAATCGAAGCTGTTGAAGAGGTAGAAGCTGAATCTGAAGAATATGAAGAGGTAGAAGAGGAAGAGCTAGTTGAGGAACCCAACGATACCTATACTGTAAAAGTAGATGGGGAAGAGTTTGAGGTATCCCTTGATGAACTCAGAAACGGATATCAGCGGCAATCGGATTATACCCGTAAGTCGCAAGCCTTAGCAGAACAACGCAAAGCATATGAGTCTAACATTCAGTCTATTGAGACAGAACGTCAGCAATATGCAGCAGCGTTGCAAAACATGGTTCAGAATCAAAACAATGCTCTTGCACAATATGAGAATATCAATTGGGCAGAGCTAAAGGATTCCGATCCTGTTGAGTACATGGAGAAGCGTCTTGAGTATCAAGATGCAAAAGACAAGGTAGCTGCATTACAGCAAGAACAAATACAAGTTCAGCAACAAAATGAAGCTGCTTTCAAGGCAAGGATTAACGAGCGTCTTCAGGAAGAAGCAAAGATGTTAGCAAAGGCTTTACCTGAGTATAACGATCCTAATACAAACTTAAAGGGTCAACTCAGAGACTATGCTACTAGTCTAGGTTTCACACCTCAAGACATTGATGGCATCATAGACCACAGAGTTGTCATGGTTCTTCACAAAGCCATGATGCACGATGCTGCTATATCTGGTAATCCAGCTAAGAAAATCAAAACTGCTCCAAGGGTTGTAAAGTCTGGTACGCCTCAGACAAAAGCTCAGAAGGCTAAAAGGACTGTACAAGCTAAACGTGAAAGGCTTGCCAAAACAGGTAACACAAGGGATGCTGCAAATGTTTTTCTGGATTTAATTTCGTAACTTAGGAGAAAAAACATGGCACAACCAACTGGTGTGTACGTCACATACTCCTCAGCTGGTCTTAGAGAAGACTTGGAGAATGTGATATATGATATTAGCCCAACTGAAACTCCATTTATGTCCATGGGTGGACGTATGGATGCAATTGCGGTTAACCACGAATGGCAAACGGATGCGCTTGCAGCTGCTTCTGCCACAAACTACAACGAGGAAGGTGCAACGCTTACTGCAGCGGAGCCAGCTGCCACAACTCGCGTTGGCAACATTTGTCAAATCAGTTTGAAAACGACATTGGTCTCAGGTACGCTTGATGCGGTATCCAAGGCTGGTCGTCGTGAAGAGCTGGCGTATCAAATGTCCAAGCGAGCTAAGGAACTCAAGCGTGACATGGAAACCTCGCTTGTAGGTGTCAACCAAGCTAAGACAGCGATGTCAGCTGACAGCACTGTTCGTAAACTTGGCTCACTTACCACCTGGGTAAACACCAACATCTCCAAAGCATCTGATGGTGCCAATGGTGCTGGTGCAGGTGCGGCAGCGAGAACTGATGGTACTCCCAGGACGTTCACGGAAGCTCTTCTCAAGGCAGCTATTTTGTCTGCCTATGATGAAGGTGCTGACACCAAGTACCTGATGATGGCTCCTGCCCAGAAGCAAACCTTCTCCAGCTTTGTTGGAGTTGGTGGTGCCAGCGGAGTTAGCAACTTCAACGATGTTGCTGACCAGCGGATCATTGGTGGCATGGATGTCTATGTCAGTGACTTTGGTGAAATGGCAGTTGTTCCTAACCGCTTCCAGCGTAGCCGTGATGTATGGCTTCTTGACCCTGAATATTATGGCGTAGCTTATCTGCGTCCATTCTTCCAGCGTGAAGTTGCTAGCACCTCTGACGGTGAACAACGTGCGATCATTGCTGAGTACACTCTTGTTTGCAAAAACGAGAAGGCACTTGGTGCTGTCTACGACTTGTCGTAAACTGATAATGGAGGGGGCCAAGTGCTCCCTCCTGTTATCTTGGAGATATTATGTCAGACCCTATCAAAACTAAATTTAAGTACGATCACAATGAAGACAAAGTTATTCTTCAGAACGTACAAGATGTTGAACCACTCCTAGAGCTTAACAAAAAAGAAGCCCTAGGTGATTCCATATATGGACCACAGTCCAACAATGGTATGCGGAAGGTAGCCAGTATTCCGTTGATTATGATTGAAAAGTGGAAACGTGAACTTGGTATAGACATCTATGACAAAAATGACTGGCCTAAGATTAAACAGTTATTGAATGATCCTGAGTATCGTTTCTTACGGACACATGAAAGTAAAATCTAATGGCTCTGTCTACCTACTCTGATTTAAAAACTAGCGTAGCTAACTACCTTAACAGGAATGACCTTACTGATGTCATACCTGATTTTATCAGGCTAACTGAAGACAAATTAAATCGTGAGTTAAAAGTAAGAGCTAACCTGGCAAGGGCAGAGACAACTACCACTAACGGCACAGAGTTCTATGATCTTCCCAGTGACATGATTGAACTTAGAAATGTAACGTATGAAACATCTAGTAACAGCTATGCTCTGGCTTATCTTAGCCCTGAGTCGATCAATAGAGAATATGGTACCTATACCAGTGGTGCCCCTAAAGCATACACGAGCCTAGGAACTGATATCAAGATAGCTCCTACTCCTGATGGCTCTTATACGATCAACATTAGCTACTACAAAAAGTTAATCAACTTGTCAGACAGTGTGTCAAGTAATAACATCTTGGCAAACTTTCCTGACTTGTATCTGTTTGGTTCTTGCTTAGAAGGTGCTGTCTATCTGAACGACAATGAACAGGTACAACGTTTTGCTGCATTGTTTACCAATACACTAGATAGTGTAAGACGAATAGAAGAATCAGCAAGATACAGTGGCACTGTGATGCGTATGAGCGTACAAGGTGATCCTGGTAGTCTTGTTCGCAGGGGTGCCTGATGCCTACAAATTGGGTCATAGAAGATTTTACAATTGTACAAGAAGAAGGTGGTAATCTCTTGATGGAAGATGGTGATTACATCTCAAGAGAAAAGTGGAACTCTACTACATGGACTGAACAAACGGCTACTGGCAATGGCTAAACAACTTGTAGACATAAATGGATTACAGGCCAAGTTCTCACTGAATAAAGACTTGTCTCCATATGACATGCCACCTCACTTCTTTACAGAAGCACAGAATGTCAGGTTCCTAGATGGTAAAGCTGGTAAGATCTTAGGGCATAGTCAAGTCTTAGGTACTCCTACCGCTGCACCTTACTGGGCTATCAACTGGCTACAAGGTAGCACAGACCTTTGGATCTATGGTGGTGCAACAGAGTTATATCAAATTGATGGTTCGACTCATAGCACAGTTACCAGGACAAGTGGTGGTTCTTATACTACCATAGCTGGCACGACAAACAATTGGCATGGTGGTATTCTAGGTGGTGTCTTGGTGGTAACTAATGGCCTAGATGTACCCCAGAGTTTCACACAGGCTGGTACTGATTTTACAGATCTGTCTGATTGGCCTAGCACACTCAGGTGCAAAGCTATCGTTCCATTTAAGAATCATCTTGTAGCACTAAACCTAACTGACTCTAGCACAGAGAAACCTTTTGACATCAGGTGGAGTGATGCTATACCAGCTGGTGCAAGTACCAATGGTG